AGGTGATGGTGGTAATGACGCTTCTGCATTGATTTTCGGTGATTTCTCACAGTTGATCATTGCTCAGTTTGGCGCACCTTCAATCCTAGTTGATCCATATACAGGATCACGCGCTGGCACAGTTCGTATGGTGCTACACGCAGAACTAGACGTTGGTGTTCGCAACGCTGTTAGCTTCGGTATCACAAACGAGGTTGACCACTCATAAGATAAATAGGTGGGGCAGAAATGCCCCATCTCCCTTTGAAGGAGGATAATGACATGAAGGTTAAGATTTTAGAGAAGTGTTTCACTGGTCACGGTGGAAACATGATGAAGGGCGAAGAGCATGATCTGCCTGATAGAACAGCCGAAAAGCTAATCAAACGTGGATATGCAGAGGCTGCATCTGCGCCGAAAGCTAAAGCCCCAAAGAAATCAAATAGAAGTGTTGGACTGAAAAAGTCTTCAACAAAGCTGGAAAAGCCAGAAAGTGACGAATAATGGCCATAGGTTTTGCAAATGATCTGCTTTCATTATTTGCCATTGAGGATTTTGCAACGACTGCAACATATCAGTCTGCTGATCTCATTGGCATCTTCGATAATGAAACAGTACCAATGGACGCTGGCGGCACTGCACAAGTGCATCAAGAACAGCCGCGTTTCACTTGCAGAACCACAGATGTCTCTAGCATAGCTGCTGGACAAACATTAGTTGTCAATTCCGCTACATATAACGTGATTGCTTGGATACATGATGGTACTGGCGTCACGACTATACAGCTAGAGAAACAATAATGGCACACGTTAGGCAGCAAATACGGGATGCGGTTGCAACCACACTTACAACAGCGGTAACGCTTGTTAGCAGTCGTGTTTTTACCACGAGGGTACATCCTTTAAATGAAGATCTGCTGCCAGCCATAAGTGTATATACAGGCAGTGAAGCTAGCGATAGATATAATATTGGCGTCACAGACGTTACAAGAAACTTATCATTAGAGATTGATATTTACGTTAGGGAAACAAGCACCTTTGACGATGATGTCGATGCAATAGCAGTGCAAGTTGAAGAAGCAATGGCCAACGATTTTACTATCGGTGGACTAGTTAAGTCTTCTGTATTAACTTCAACTGCAATACAATTTGACGGCGAAGCCGATCAAATATTAGGTGTAGCTAAGTTAACTTATGCGGTTAGATATGTTACAGCTATTAACGATGTGGAAACAGCCAAGTAGAAGGAGATCATAACTATGGCTACTTATTTCGGATCAGACGGGAGCTGCAATGTAGTCACTAGCGGTGGTACTCCAGCAGCTTTAGGCGAGCTATTAAGCTGGTCTTTAACAATGACCTCAGACACTGTCGACTCTACAACTATGGGTGACACTAACAGGACTTATGTTGCTGGTTTAGCAACAGGTACTGCCAGCCTTTCACTATTCTGGGACCCTGATAACGCACCACAAGTTGACTTAGTTCAGCGTGATAGTGTTGACGCAGAGTTCTACGGTGAAGGTACAGATAGCGGTGATACAAAGTACACTGGTACTTTTATCGTTACTTCTGTTGCTAGAGGTGCAACTCATGATGGCATTGCCACTCTTGAAGTTGAAATGCAGCTTACTGGAGCGTTAACAATCGGAACTGTCTAATGTCTATTACTTCTCAAATTGAAGTCGCTTCTGAGGATGTCAAATCTATGGAGATCTCTGAGTGGCTGATTGATGGTCAGCCCCTCAAGATCTTCTGGACACCAATGACAGTAAAAGATCAAAAAAAGATTACCCAGCGCTATCCTGATTTCTATGAAAATATTATGAGCGTGGAAGTTCAGGTTCATATAATTATTACGAAAGCATTAGATGAAAAAGGTGATCCCTTATTTGATTTTGGCGATAAAAAGTGGTTTGATGAGCGTGACCCATTAGTGGTTATGAGAATTGCATCGTCTATCATACAGAATAAGACGGTGGAGGAACTGGAAAAAAACTAATTGACGATCCATTCAGGATGAACGTCATAACATTGGCAGAAAAGCTAGGAAGAACAATAGCTGAGATAGACCAGATGACGATGGATGAATACAACGAATGGATCGCGTTTTACAAAGTGTTAAAGGATCGCTCTGATGACTGATTTTAATATTATCGTTGGCGTACAATCAGGCGATGCTATTAGAGAACTTAGCAAGGTTCAAAGAAGCGTTACCAGTGTTGGTAGCGCAACACAAAGAACAACCAAGCAATTACAAGCTCATGCAAATCAGTATAACAGAACTGCTGTTTCGGTTAATAAATTTGGCAAGGGCGTAGCTCAACAGGCTGGCTATCAGATTGCTGACTTTGCCGTACAGGTGCAAAACGGCACAAGTGCGCTACAGGCATTTGGTCAGCAGGGTTCTCAGATGCTTGCGGTTTTTGGTCCTCTTGGTTCAGTTATGGGTGCGGTTGTTGCGGTGGGCGCAGCTCTAGGCACGGTTTTGATGAAATCATCAGGATCTATGGGCATATTTAATAACGTCAACAAAGAAGCGAAAACAGCATTAGCTGGTCTGAGTGAAGAAACAGATAAATACAGAGAAGAGCTGGCTCTATTAGAAGCCGGAGTCGATAGCGTTACTCAGCTACAAGCTAAAAGAGCTATCATTGCTCTGGAAGAAGCCCTTGCTCTGAAGGAAATTAGATTAAATGAAGAGATGTTACAAAAGGGACGTAACAATACTTCCAGAGAAGTTAAAGCTCAGATTAAAATTATACAGGATCAAATTGCTGAACTGAATGGCGCATTAATTACAATAACTAATCTTAAAAACCAAGTCATCGAGAAAAGAGAAGCTGATCACAAAAGTACAAAGGCAATCAAAGAACAAGCCAAAGCACTTAGAACAGAGCTTACTCCAGAAATGAAACGAATAGCGGATGTTTCTAATATGGTTGGTAATACATTCGAAAGCTCTTTCATGTCTATCATCAAAGGAACATCATCTGTTGGAGATGCATTTAGATCGATGGCTGCTAATATTATTGCTGAATTATATCGTATCTTTGTAGTTAAGAAGATTACCAATTTCATTACTGGCTCACTTGTACCTGGGATAATGGCTGGTCCGTTACAAGGCCCGACATTGTCAGGCGCTCCTTTGCCACGGTTTGAGGGTGGAGGATATACTGGAAGAGGATCTAGATCAGGCGGATTAGACGGGCGCGGTGGATTTATGGCTATGCTGCATCCGAATGAAACAGTGATAGATCATAAGCGTGGTGGTGGCGGAGCTAGTGTGATTGTGCAGCAAACCATCAACGTGACTACTGGCGTTCAACAGACCGTCAGGAATGAAATACAAACACTGCTTCCACAGATTGCCGAAGTAAGTAAGGCGGCTGTCTTGGATGCTAGAAGAAGGGGTGGCAGTTTTGCCAATGCGTTCTAATGGCTATTACTTATCCTTTAACATTACCATCTCACACTGGGATAACTGGTATAACCTTTAGGGCTGTTAACACAGTCGGAATCACGCAATCACCATTTACCTATGCTCAACAGGCGGTGGCGCATTCTGGGCAGCGTTGGGAGGTTGATGTAACGCTTCCAGCAATGGCTAGAGCTGATGCAGAACAATGGATTGCATTTCTGGTGAGTTTGCGAGGTCAATTTGGCACATTTACCCTTGGCGATCCTGTTGGGGCAAGCCCAAGAGGTTCAGCCGGAGGCACTCCATTGGTTAACGGAGCAAGCCAGACAGGTGGCACATTAAACATAGATGGCTGCACAGCTTCACAAACTGGATGGCTCAAGGCAGGGGATTATATTCAGCTAGGCACAGCCGGAACTGCTACACTTCATAAAGTGCTTGCTGATGCTGATAGCAACGGATCAGGCGAGGTTTCACTGGACATCTGGCCGTATATACGGACGGCTCCGGCAGATGATGCGTCTGTTACCCTGACAAATACAGTTGGCCGTTTTAGACTGGCAAGCAATCAACAGAATTGGAATATAAATGAAGCATCCATTTTTGGCATGACTTTTGGCGGTGTTGAGGCGATCTAATGGGCAGAACGATTGCAGCAAGTATTATAAGCAAGCTAGATGATGCTGAAGTTTCTCCCTTCTATGCAGTCGATCTATTGTTTGACACAACTCCGATCTATGCTTGGACAGGCATGAACGAAATCACACTCAACAGCAATACTTATACTGGCGTTGGGAACTTGCTGCAAATATCAGAAGTGCAAGAAAGTCAGGATATTAGTGCAAAAGGCATGACACTGACATTAAGCGGCATTCCTTCCGATTTGCTAACTTATGCCTTAAACACACCTTATCAGGGCAGGGAATGCAAACTTTATCTCGGCTTCATGACAAGTTGGGCTAGCCCAGACGCTTCACCGGATATTGTGGAGATATTTAGCGGATACATGGATCAGATGACCATCAATGAAGGGCCTGAAACATCCACTATTAGCACATCTGTCGAAAGTAGATTGATTGACCTGGAAAGACCTAGAAGCCGGAGATATACGGCAGAAAACCAGAAACAAAGACATTCCGGCGATTTAGCATTTGATTTCGTTGAAAGCCTACAGAACTTGCGATTGCAGTGGGGTGGCGGTGGCTAATGCGTGTTCCAAATTGGGATATAAAGTTAGCTGAATATGTGAACGGCTTGCGAGATTATCCCTTTGTTTGGGGCGAACATGATTGCTTTACCTTTATCAATAAATCAGTCGAGATTATGCGCGGTCAAGGTTTTGCGGATGACTGTTTAGGTAATTATACCACTCCTAAAACTGCCCTTTTG